TACAACTTGTGCTGCAGGAGATATGTTAATATCAACATAATCATCAGAAGAACTGTCCCTGATTAATGGTGACCAAACGCCTGCCAGCTGCCATGTTTTCGAACCGTCCTCATTCTCTATATATATGTAGTAACTACCATTACACTCAATGATAGTCTGTCTTTTTTGTTTTTCAGACCATGACTGTGTTGTCCCTTTGAACTGATTTTGCGGGTCCCAGGTACCTGTACTATGGACTATTTTAAAATTCTCGAAGACTTTTTTTGAAATAACTTCATAGTTATCTCTGTTTGCAGAATCACCCAGATTATACTCCAGATTTGCTATAGATGACGTGGAGAAGGATCCATCTTCATCGTAATCCGTAGTGTATTCATCCAAAGGCTCGATCTCTACAGAATCTGCGGTTGTCAGTTCTGATGCATTGATAACAGAGCAGGTCTTCCTGATATCATCAAAGACGATGGTGGCATTGAACAGCTTGCGGAATTCCTCTATAAAGGTATAGCTTGACCAATGAGGTAGTGCTTTACGGAGTTCTCTGGTCTTGTAAGCTGAAGCAATATACAGGAGATTCCATGGTTTGCAGTCAAAGTCATTGCGCTTGAGCGTATATCCTTCGTACTCCACCACCTTGCGAAATATGTACATCAGGTTGGGCTGAACAGCTAAGTTCATGACAAATGGCGCATTGTAGCCGATGAACTGCTTAGTTTTATCCACTCCAACAAAATTAGCAATCATATCATTTGTTTCGTCCCGTACAGGTACGAAACACCATTTACCTTCTACTCCCAGGAACTTCGACTTATCTTCATCAAGTCTATAGATGTCTTTGATCTTTTGAAGGTTTTTAAATCCCTGAGACCAGCCCTTGTCGACAGTATAACCAGGTTTGTCAGCTGTGCCAAATGTTGCGATTTCATCGATATAATGCTTGGTCATCCTGTCATTATACTTGATGCGGGATTTTCCGCCCACAATCTGCAGTTTTATTTCAGCCTCCGTTACGCTGATGATGGTTCCTACACCCGATAGAATCAAACGACCGCTCACGTACAGTTTGCAGTCATTAAACTTCTGGGTAACCTTAGATACATCGAAGCGGCTAACATTGTGGAAAACTCTACGGTTATCCATAATCGACATCGGAAAGTTAATGTCGTATGAATATTCTCCATCGTCCGTGACGCACTGGTTGGCGTATGTTAACTTGATGGATTGGCTGGCAGCCGGATAGGCTGCCATACCATTAATAACACATGTAATCATAGGCTATTTGTTTGATTTCATTTTCTGATATTGACTCCATTTGCGGTCGAAACCATCTGGACCCGTAATGACCACGTATGATTTGATGCCCAGATTGAGCTGTTCATTGAGCCTTTCAATGGTTGAACTCACGTTATCGAGAGATGCACCTACCTGTTCGTTGTCTGCATTAACATTGACAACAGGTGCAACAACGGCAGCGCTGCCAGTTCCCATTGCACGACTTACGTCTTGGGCTGTGAGCGATGCCACGGTATTATTGCGCTGTGCTGCATCGATGAGCCGAAGGGCAGGAAGGAGCTGAGGATTATTCACAGCGTTATGATTCGCCACGAACTCGCCTGCATGAACCACGCCAGCTTCTTTCTTCCAATGACCGGGACCAGTGAAACCGCCCTCATAATATCCTGCTGCCTCTGCCTGATGCTGTTTTTTTATTGTGGCAATCTGAAGCATACCGGCAGCAGTAGCGAGTCCGGCGGCTATAGGGGCGATGATGTAGCCCACTGTAGGGATTGCTGCAGCTGAAGAGTAGGCATTGATAGCCGACATAGCGGTAGAAGCGACTGCCTGAGCAATCTCTATCTTCATCGCTTTCTTGTTAGCTTTAGTCTTTGCCGCAGAAATCTCCTTGTCTCGTTTCGCCTCGAGTCGCTTCTTCTTGGCAGAGTTATTGCCGGCAGCAGAAATCTGCTTGTCGTAGTTCGCCTGAATCTTGGCTACCTCCAGGTCGGAACATGCCTGAGAGTAGGCTGAAGCTGCTCCCATCATACTGCTGATACTACTGAAGGCTGCACCTGCTATGGCTGCAATATTCTTATAGGTCTCTTGATTCATCTGTTTCTTGGCATCCTGGTATGCCTGTTCGCTGATCATATCTTCTTCTCGAAGCTTCTGAAGATTATCATTAACCATCTTCTGCTGCTGGATGGCAGCAATGGCGCCTCCCGCAATGGTGGCGAGATTATCTGATCCGAGCGAACCGCTACGGTCATCGGTCTGTCTAGTCATCTTCTTGGCGGTATCGAGAGCGGTGGTTGCATCGTCTTTTGCCTGATCTTTGGCGTCCGGCTTGTAGGATGCATACTTGTTAGCGATGCCCATCTTCATGCGCTGATACTCCTCTTCGCTTACAAGACCAGCCTTGTGAACCTCATCCAGTCCTGCAAGCTCCAGCTGCATCTGCTGTTCATTGCCGAGGGTGAGATACTCCTGCTTGAGCTGCATCAGCGTGTCATCGTATTGCTTTTGGCGGTCATACTGGTGCTGCTGCTCGCTGCGCTCTATCTCTCTGGATATCTGCCAGTACTCGTCAGAGGACTTCAGATAGAGTGCCTGTTTCTCTTTGAGAAACGTCTGGTCGAGTTGAAAAAGCGCCTCATTGATAGCACTCTCGTTATGATAGAGGTCGGAGTCCTTATTGTAATATTCGGCAGTGATGGCCTGTTCTGCCACTTGCCGGTCGTACTCCAGGTCCTGAAGGTCTTGTGTCTGCTTGCGCTCATAATCGGCAGAGATCTTCTCTTTCTGGGCATTCAGACGCTTGTACTCCTCACTCTCAGCCTCTCCGTATTTGCGAAGGATGTCCATGCGCTGCTGAAGTCCCTGCTCCTTAATCTTCGCCATGCGGTCGTTGTATTCTGCCAGGCGAATCTGACCGGTAGAGTAGAGGGTAGTGGCTTCCAGCTGCTGAGCCTCGGTACTTTTCTTGGCATCATCCAGCTCTTTTTTGAGGTCTGCCTTTCGCTTGATTTCTGCTTTACGTGCAGCAGCTTCACGCTTCTTTTGCTCCTTTTCTGCAGTTTTTCTCTCTTTCTCTGTTGTGTAATGACCGCTGGAACCTACAGATGACGTTGTTGTACCATTGCCGCTGTCTATCTTTGTATTCTTCTTGATGACTGTAGTCAGGGCCTTTCTTATCTGTTTATTATTCTTAATCGTCAGGTCGAGTGCTGCTTCTTTAGCATCCAGGGTCTTCTCTTCGCTTTGAACAGTCTTGAGTCTCTTCTTGTGGATCTCCTCCTGTTTCTTGTTTGTTTTAAGAGCCTCGCTATCTTTTGTGAAATATGAGCTTTCAGAACCAGGACCAAAAGAAGGGCGGAAGATCTTTTCCGATGTATATCTTTCAGGATGAGCATCACGTTCTGCCTGAACCGCTTTGAGCGAACCCTTGATTCTGGTTTCTCTTGTCTTCAGTTCCAATCTCTTCTTGTTAATTTCAGCCTTTTTCTCATAGATGGCTTCTGCCATTGCTGCATCGTTGAGTTTGTTGATATACTGTGTTATTACCTCTATATTATCATTATACAGCTTTCCTTCGTTGGATATGCTGGCATGATAATTAGGGATAATCTTCTGCAGGTTGGCGATGGCGCTTCTTCGCTCATCCACGGTATATGCATTGGAGTGGATGATCTTGTTGAGCATATCAATCTTGTTTCTCTCATCGATGGTTGCATCTGAAACCTTTTTCGCCAGGCCGGCCTGCTGTTCTGCAACTGCCCTGTTATTCTTGGCTTCCTGGGTATTATTCCGAAGCGTTTCATTATACGAGGCAAATGCCTTCACTGTACCATAGACTGCAACCCCTACCACTGTGAGAACGGTGGCGAGAGCAGCCCATGGATTGGTGAGACTTGCCAAGCGTGCTGCTCTCATTACTACAATGTAACCTTGCACACCCTTTGTCAGGAGTGCCCATGTAGCTTGTAGGGCAACCATGGCTGTGCGCAAAAGAGTTGTAGTGGCGATATAAGCCTTATCCACAGCAGCGTTTGCTGCAGCGGCTGCTGTTCTCAGCTTGATGACGATAGTTTCCTTATACCAAAGAGCCGTGCAGACAGCGATGGCGGAACCTATTATTGCGAGCTGTTTGACGTGGGTGACCGTAAAAGTTATCAATGTTGATAACACATGTATGCCTATGCTCAGGGTAGAGATGGCATATCTGGTTACTGGGATGAGCTGTTCACCCAGTTCTACAGTGAGGTCTTCAAAACGTTTCTTTGCCTTATCCAGCTGGGCTTGCACAGTATTGTTCTGGACATTGAACTCATTGATGACACTTGTGCCTGAAGCGTATGACTGGGTAGCGAGATCCTGGGCAGTTCTTACCTGGTCCAGGTGTGAAGCTACTGCAGAGAGAACGCCAACGGCACGAGTACCATTCAGCTGCATCTCTTCAAACATAGGAGCCATTTCAGCAAACCCACCTCTAGACTTCATGGCAGAAAGAAATGTCATCAATCCCTCATTTGCATTGGTCTTCATCAAGTTTGAGAACTTCGTGACTTCTACACCGGCAATCTTTGCGAATTTAGCCGGTTCCTGATACATCTTGGTTATAAGCTGAGAGAACACAGTAGCAGAGGTTGCCTCTTCCTGCATATTCTGATCGAGTGCAGAAGCGAGACCCATCAGTTGTGCTTGAGTCATGCCTGCCTGGATGCCTACACCGGAAAGATCGGCGGTGAAATCGACTATATATCCGGCATTGGCTGATGAATTCTGTGCAAGTTCGTTGACGGCAGAACCAGTGGCAAGCATAGCCCCACGGAGTCCTTTGGTCTTATCTTCCCCGAACATCTGAGCAAGTTTGCCAATCTTGTCGACCGCTCCTTCTCCCAAGTCATCGCCGAGCGCAACGTTAATCTTATCAGCTCCATCGACGAACTCTTCAATCATATCCTTGCTGGTGATGCCCAGGCGACCGGCAGAACCAGCCAGTTCATTGAGCTGCTCACGAGCCGTACGGGTGTCCATTCGCTTGAAGTCTTCGTTCATCCGGCGAACCTCTTCATCGGTCTGACCTGTATATTTGCGGACGTTTGCCATGGATTCCTCCATATCGGCATAGGCTTGGGCACATTTGCGGATGGTATCTCGAAGCGTATTATAACCAATGATAATCTGAGTAATTGCGCCCCAGTTTATGTTAAGTGTATTTCTCAACCTTCCCCACACCCCAATGGATTTTTTTGACTCATTGTTAATAGCAGCCATTTCTGACTTAACTTCTTTAAGTTTTTTCTGAAGTCTTTTCCATTCCTCGGAATTTCGCTCAACAGCTCCCGAACGTAGCTGCTTTTGAACAGCCTTCATTGTGGCAGATAGTTCTTTGTATGATGCAGAGGAAAGATTATTGAACGTTTTATTCACCTGTTCCTGGTTGGTTCGCAATGTTTTGAGTGACGCATTTATTCGATTTATTTCTTTGTCGAATGCTTGGGTATCACCTCCTTTATTGAAAGTATCAGCCTTTTTTTGCTTAACTTGCTCGAGCTGCTTTTCGAGCAATGCGATAGTCTGTTTTGCTTGTTTGTCATCAAGCAAAACACGACCTACAAATGTTTGTGTATTGTTTGCCATAAATAATATTTTTATAGTTCTGCGCAAAGATAAGAATGACAAGAGAACTATAAAAATACCATAAAAAAGCCCTCAAACGTGGAAGCATTCGAGGGACATATATATCAAAGAATTACTATATCTTTGTTCTTCTCTTTCTCTAGGGCTGCATAGTTTCTGAGAACTCTAGCAACTTTGTTTCTTAAATTGATAGTATTGTCGGCAAACACAAATTCCTCTTTATCGATAATGTGATTTGACACCAGAATAGAATATGAATTGCCCATTTTGAAGAATGAAGACAATTTATTGTTAGGGCTATACATATCCTCTATGGTGAGCTTTGGCGCATCTTCTATACTCTTGTCAGAGTAAGAGGAAATGTGCTTGCCCATCTTGTCGAGAGCATGAAAAATGCCGAATGTGACATAAGTCATGATTACTGCAAAAATCGATATACCTAACATAATTCTAAAGTTTGTTATTATCTTTGTTGCAAATATAATAATAATCTTTGAAATATGCAAGTTTTTTATGTTAAATCTTTGCTTTAACCTTGTTATTTAACTACATCTATGTATCTCGAGTAGTTAATCCTGGAATGAGGGTTGAAGTTGACGATTTGAACCTTATATCCTTTTGTCCCCCAGCGCCACCACAGAAACTTGTGCTTGTAGGTTCTACTCACGATGGTGATGAGACTATCACGGCTGGAGTACTGGCATAACCTGCCAGGGATGTCTATATGCAGTGATAGCCATTTATCATGGTATGAAAATACGGAATCCACAGTATTGGGTACAGGTTCTATTCTTACCGTATCTGTAGTAGAGGAGGATAGGGTATGGATGGCTTTAGCATCCTTGAGCTTTACCTTGAGTTCCTTGATCAGCTTGGTATCTGCCAGGTGCAGCTGCTGCAGTTCTTTATACTTAGCCTGAATGGCTGTGTTCTGCGCTATAGGAAGAGTGTCACCCAATTTATCGTACTGGATATCATAGCTGATGCTTGCCACGTTTCCTTTCTGCCGTTCGATCTCTTCTTGTAGTTCTCCGTTCTTGTAAGCTGATCGGATAAAGGCAGCCGCTGTTATGATGAACAGGGCTGCCAGAAACATGATAATGGTTCTTTGATTTTTCATTGTTATGCGATATCTTTATATTCCTCGATGGCGTTAAAACAAGGACACATCTTTTTCCATTTTGACTTATCTGTGCCCCAAATATCCCGATGTCCCATAATCTTTGCATCAGGGAACATCTGTTTAAGCTTATGCAGCAGGAGGGTCAGTGCATCCTTCTGTTCCGGTGTGCGGTTATCTATAGGTTTGCCATTGGCATCGATGCCGCCCATATAAGCCACATTGATAGCTGTGGAGTTGTAGCCTTGCACTCCATTGCTTACCTCCTCGATGGCGAGAAGCTGGTGGGTACCGCCATTCGTGGTGATGACATAGTGATAACCAGGATTCTTCCACCCTTTCCGGCGGAACTCAGCCTTGAGGTCATCAATTGTCTGCTTCTGCGAACCTGCTGTGCAGTGAACGAAAATACGTTTAATCTGTCTCATTTTTATTGTGATTTAAAAATTTGTCTTTAAAGTCGGCGAATTTCGCATCGATGGCGATGCCAACTCCGAAGATGGAGCCTGCGTACATAAGTGTCTGGGCAAAATACCAGAGCACGTTGTCTGTCACGTCACGAGATTGCGATGTGAAGTAACTGATATAAACCAGTATGATAGCGAGGAGTAGTGATACTACAGCCGATCCGTACTGAATCCATTCTTTTGTATTCTTCTGCATGATAATGTATCTTTTTAATTCACTGCAAAGATACATAGGGTAGGGGATTAATAAAAATACGAGACCGCCCCAGACGATCTCGTATTATGATACGTTTAGAGTTCTCTTGCAAGAACTTCTTGGGCTATCTGCTTGGCTTGTATTCTCCAGGCCTGATAAGCATCGAACTCTGCTTCGTGGCTCTTATCTCCATCTCCTCGATTGGCCAAGATTGCCTCTACCTGATTCTGGCTGTATTTGGTTCGTACCAAACCTGCAGTGAAATCATCGTAAGTAGCAGACTTAGCCTGAATCTTGGTAGATCCATCTGCTTCATCGCCATCGTAACTGAAGGCGGTTATACCCTCGGATTCGGAAGCTTCAGCTTCTGTATCTGAAGTACCAGAAGTCTCTGGATGATAGTTTTCTACTTTTTGCTCACCAATGTAGAGCAGGAAATGTTCATCGTCAAATTTGACGAAATTCTTGCGAGATAAATATACCTTTTTCATCGTTAAGTGAATTTATAGAACTTCTTTTTAAACTTGTTGTGAAGTTCTGCGACCACGGTGGAGAATGGAAGTTCATCACGACAGAAGTCATTTAGGGCTTGATCTATGAGAATCTTGGAACCTGTATATAGATAGTGCTCTACCGCTTGCCAGACCTCGCTTTCTCCCTCAAAATGGTCGATGATACGATAGCGAAGTGATAGACGCTTCTTAGGTATCTCTTTGCTGACCATATGAGTGCTGCCATCGGCAGCGGTCTCTTCTACCTGTACGACCTCTTTTTCTATGACTGAGTCGTCAACCTTGTAATCAATCACCTGGATGAGAAATTTGTTCTCATCCTGACCCTCACGGCAGATAATGTCCTCGATGGATTGCTGCTGTGATTTTTCCATTCCCTCGAAAGGCACACGAGATTTGCGAGCCTTAACGAGTTTTCCGAATCTTTCCATACCGATTTTTTTATATAAGTTTTTTGAATTGGCGTGAATTCCTAACCCAAGGCGTGAAGCCGCCTTGAGTTCTATTTGTCTCTGTGTAAACCCATGTTTGCGAAGATTAGCCACCTGCTTGCAGAGATCATGTTTAAACCGTTTTCGCAGGAGCGCATGGTCGGCATAGATGACCTGTCCACAAAAATCTATACCATCGCAAGTTCGATGGATTCCCCACGACTTGTTAATAGAGAGATGCCAATCACGAGCTAGGTGCATGACGGCTAACTCCGCCATCAGACGCAGGAAAACTTTGTCTTCATGGAGAATATAGATGTTGTCCATGAAACGATAATAATGATGGAGCCCATGACGGCAGAACTTTTCAAAACGCTCATTAAGAAAGCTGACCCCCCACATAGTAGTTGAGCCTGTTGCTGAGTGCGACAGGTAACAAGCATGTCGCTCACATAGCGAGCTTGCCAATAGTGGAACTTTTCGGGGTCGTCGATGATATCGAAGCATCTGAGTGCCAGATAGTCGAACCGGGCGAGAAAGAGCTGACCCAGTAGCTGGGCTAGTTTTACTCCAAGTACGATTCCTGGGTTGAACGAGTCAACTACCTCATCTATAAAGGAGAGGAGCTTTCTGTCTTTAATCTTGCGGCGATATTCACTCTTGAGCAAGTTGTGATCTATACACTGAAAATAGTGGTGAATATCCATAGGAAGGCAATAAAATGTATCTTGCTGTGGAGAGTTGAATATATCTCTCTTGACAAGATTGTAGAAATAGTGAGTGCCCTTGCCCTTAGAACCTGCTGGGCAATGGTAGTAGATGGTGTTACGTATATCATCCTCTACAGGATTGAGGGCTGCGTGTTGCATGACATGATCTATGACTGGCAACTTGTTAACCTGGCGATGCTTCGGGTATTCGATATCCTTAGATACATACCCTGAAGTATGCCATGTCTGGGCTGCGTATGCTTCAAGCATACGCTCTATGTTATGATCTAGATTGGCATCAAATTTCTGCACACCCCTGCGAGACATCTTTTGTCGGGCATAATTATAGAAAGCCCGACGAAAGTTGTCATTTGTCTCGACTTGTGGAGAAATGTTACCAAATCTTTTCATAAGCGGTGTAATGTCTGTGTAATTGTGTGAAACTGTGTAATGTCTGTTGTCTGCTATTTTTTACCCTATAACCTTCGACCGGATGACCCTATTGTCATCATCTACCAGCTAGATGAACTATGTGTATGTTTCGCCATGGGGCGAGGTCTAACCCTGTTGTCTCGAACGGAGAGCAAACACCCCGTATTGAGATATGTTAAAGTTGAGAGCGGCGCCGTAGTTCACGTTGGCATTCGAGACATCATTGTTATCGTTGAGCGTCGAAAGACCGCATTGACCACCATTGTTAACAGTACCACCACGAAGGCAGAGACGGAAACCAGCACCTAGGGTCACAACCTGGTATTATTATGAATACCGCTGCAAAGATACTAAAAATAATCGGTATGGAAGTATGTCAAAGAACTTTTTTCTAAAATTTTTTATCGCCGACCGCCAAAGGCGGTTATTGAAGCGAGCAGAGCTCGCTGGGTGCTTCGGCTTCGCCGTGTGTACTCAGGTCTCTTACGGACACCTTGTAATCTTATGGACACCCAGCAAACTCATGTAATCTTTAGGCCGCCACGTACACTGGTTCGACTGGCCACTCCTCTACTGCTTCGCAGAGAGCGGCGCCGCAGACCACGCTGGCAAACGAGACATCATTGTTATCGAAGAGCGTCGAAAGACCGCACTGACCACCATAGTAAACAGCACCACCACGAAGGCAGAGACGGAAACCGCTTGTTGCGCCGGACGTATTCCAATAATAAGCACACCAGTAGGTAGTCTGGCTGCCTCCGACGGCCGTTGGAAAATTCTCCAGGTTGTCCATGGAGAGCATGGTCGCCCATCCTTCACCTTTTTTGATGGAGGTGCTGTAGGCCTTCATGCCCGTCTCGTTGCCGATTGTCCATGTGCCATAGATAGATGGTGCCACGAGGTGGGTGACAGTCGTATCTTCGTTGACCCTTACGAACTCATCATCCATATGATACCAGAGATGACCGTAAGAGTTTTTAAGACCGAAGAATGAGTTGACCTTTGCTGCATACCAGGTAGAGCCGTCATCGTTGAGTATATTGACGGTAGTCTCTCCGCAGCTATCGCCCAGGTCGAGACCGGCATCCATCGGGACGATCGGGCGGCAGCCGTTGTAGCTATTCCACGCACTCCAGTTTTTTTGCGTCACGCCAGGACCAAGACCACCCTGATAGAGTCCGTTTGCATCTCGCTCAGTGTTGACTGCCGCCTGTGCGTAGTGGGTGCCGAAGATAACCCCGAAGAGCGCAGCGGTCACGGCGAAGTGGCGCATGGAAGAGCAGAGCCAGCCTGTGCCGTTTTTACGGGCTGCAGCACGCCAATACTCAGTATTCTGATTGCTGGCAGGTTTACCTAGTAAGGAACGGTTTGTCTCATCGAGCTTAGCATCATTGTTGCCTCCACGGTAGTCTGCTCCCGTGTTGAGAAAGCTGACCAGACGACCTGTGCTGCGCTCTAAAGTGGCATGGCCAGAGGCAGAACGTGAGCCGATAGGGATTGTGTAGTTGTATTCGCCTTTGATAGGAGTGAGTCCCACCATCATATAGAACAGACGGCCTACAGTCTTGAATGCCAGATAGAATTTGCGGTTCCATCCCCACTGATAATGTCCCTCTGATCCGTCTAACTTTGCAGCCTCTCCTGTGGCATATTTGTGATGATCTTTGGAATCGAGTTTTCGGCGGCTATGGTCATTCTTGACCAGGTAGCAACCGAGACCAAGCTGAATTGGCAGCTCTCTCAAGAGCTCAAGCGATCCCACATAGGTTGCTGCCTGAGGGGTTGCGTTGTCTAGATTCCATACACGCCCACACCAGAGATTCTGTCCCATATCTACAGCGTCTTTGAGCGACATCTGCTGCGCAGTACCCGATTTCTTATCATAGACCTCTATTTGCTTGTCTGTTGCGGTCATATCTGCAGCAGGGAGGTCTGATACCTGCTTAGCTCCATCGAAAGCAGCGATGATTGCCTTGACCTTTGTCTCTTCTTCTGATGTTAAAGCCATAAAATAATATATTTAATCGATTAAACAATGCGTAATGAAGCTCCCACCTTGCGCAGATTGCCTGATGTAGACAGGCGAAGGCGTGGCTGGCGAACTGTAATGCTCACCTCCTTCCAAAGAGGTGTATTGGCGGTAGGGATAATCCAGAACTTAGTAGTTCCCTCGCCTTTGACGGTGAGATTACCGCTCGGATCAACCAGCAACGAATCACCATCTACATGCTGGAAGAGCACGCTCTGAGGTAGGTAGCTCGGAATGAGATAGGCATCGATGCGCTGCGCCACTTTATTGCGTAGGCTGATTTCCGGGAGATAGTCTAGAAACATGCGCGATGGCGCAATGAAACCTGTGGCTATTTGCCCGGCCAATCCATCCATTTGTGCAATCTTGGCATCGGCTCGTTTGGCGGCAGCATCTGCCTCTGTAGCCTTTGTCTCTGCTAGAGCTGCTTGTGCTGCAGCAGCTGTAGCCTGCTCTTGTGCAGTATTGGCTGCACTCTGAGCGAGATTTGCTGCCTTGTTGGCATCGTCGGATGCACTCTGTGCCTTGATGGTTGGTGTCTTATCGAGCCATCTGCGCCATTTGGTGTTTGTATCCGAAGGAGTTGTTGTGTTACCATCCTCCAGTGACGCATAGACTCCTGTAGATGTATGAACTATATCCCCTTCATCGTAGCCCCTAACAGTCTGTCCATCCTCTTCATATGAGTAGTCCGACTTCCAGGTGCCTTGATCGGTGAAGGCGACATTGCCAACAACTATGATATTTGTATTATCTGCCATATATTTATTAAACTTTAATGACTAACTTGTTTCTACGCTTGACAACATGTTCTGCGACATGGCTTCCGTAATCTATCATCAACAACTTGTTGCGATGCTGGCGGAATGACGGATACATAGCACCGCCTCGGGCAATGACACCCGTATCAACATATTCATGCTTGGAGAGGTCCCATTGCCACCAGTTGCCATTGCTTCCCATTTTGGGCGGATGGTCGTTGAGCTCCTGGGCTAGGTTGGTCTGCTTCTCGCTCTCGGTGAGGGCTGTGAGCGTATCATCGATGCGCTTGTTCTCGGCGGTGACACGACCCGCCTCGGCGGCTATGCGAGCATTTTCGGCTGTCGCTCGCTTGGTCTCTGAATCCATGCGAGCTTGCTCTTGGGACTGTCGGGTCTGCTCGGCAGCTTGTCTCTTGGCCTCGTTGCTCTCAATGGCAGCCTTGGAAGAGAGCGTGGCTTCGGTCGCCTGTTTGGCAGCCTCGGTCTGCGACTTGCTGGCACTGACCGCATCCTCTACCTTTTTGCGTTCGGCGGTGAGGTCAGTTGTCGCCTTGTTGACGCTAGCCGCCGCATCGTTGGCTTTGCCAGCTGCGGTGTTGGCCTCCTCTGTCGCCTGTTTCGCCTCCTCGATGCGGATATCCACATCTTTAGTCAAGAGTGACAGCGGTGCGATGACTTGCTTTTGCACACCGTCTTTGCTGTAGAGGGCGGGCATCGTACTGATGCCATCGAGCGAGGTGGCGAGCTCGCAAGAGAAGATGTTCTTGCTGTGCCGCTGTAGATATTCGTTGAACTTAGGTAAGAGCCGGGCGCATAGCGCCTCGAACTCTGTGTCATTCTCTATGCCCATAGGCTATGATTTTAAGATGTCCTGTTTCCACTCGGCAATCTTGGCGAAGACAGCCCCTGCCTCTTCATCGCTCAGCACGGCAGTGTTGATGCGACATGAGAGGTTGGTATCCATAAAGCTGATGTATCCAGCACCGCTCTCGGAGGCTGGTGCATCATCTTTGGACTCTGTACGTTTATAGACCTCACCGGAAAAAGAGACCTTGTCATCTCGCTTTGTCTTGGTGAACTTGACGAAAACGCCTGTAACAACCTCAATCTCCTGGATGTCGGTTGTCGTAACTGTTGACTCTACCTTCATAATTAATCTTGCTCTATTAGTTTAACAATCTGACAATATACCCCTGGCACCAAGGAAGCCTTGGCGACCTCTTTGATCATGGTTAAGTCTTCGGTCGTACACTCGACCTCACTTGGTTTAGTGTGCATCTGCACACTCAGGTTGTAGGCTCTCTTAAGAGACTCATCATCAGCCTTGACGCTGTTATTGCTTCCGTTGAACAGATGAAGTCCGAGCACCTCATTCATCATCTGAGGCTGTCCGTTGCTGTCTGTCATCACCCCGCCCCTGTAGTTACGGATGGCGACCTTAAAATTTCTTTTCATATCTGTCTAAGTTTAAAATTAATATGCGTGGTTCAGCTTGCGCGCTGTGTATTTGGTCGTGTAGTCACTCACCTTGTTGCCCATGGTTGAGTTATAGACCAGCAGGAACGTCGCACTGTCGCCCTGTCCCATCTCTATGTAATCTTTGTTGCCGCAGTTCTCATCGAGAATCAAAGGTAACTCCTCTTTGTTCCATGCGTAGGAATCGCTTTTGTCTTTGATCTTGTTGCGCCCATAAATGAAGAAGTTTGTCGTGCCTGGCTCAGCGACCACCGTAAATGTCACGGCGAAGTTGGTAGATGAGCCACAGCCTAATGCGCTGCGCACCTCAGACAGTGTTGGCAGCGTTATGCCGCTTGACGAGACGTAGCTGTAGATGAGCCAGACGTTATTCTCAGAAATCTTGGCATAGCCATTATAGATGGTGTTTTTTGTGCTAAGCGCATATCTGCTATACTTATATCCACCTATCCATCCATTGAGTACGCCATTGCCAGCACCTGTGAAAGCAAAATTATAGGCACCGTTTTTAGCCGAGAGTATGGCTGCGATATTGTAACCAAGCCCCCACCAGTCGCTGCTGTCCTCATTTTCGAATCGAGCCACCGCACGCTGTCCTGATGACGCTGGTAGTACGTTGCCACCGATGCCCGCAAAGCATTTATGGGTATCGTTGCGAAATATGATGTATGCATCATTGGTAAATGGGTCGTTTGTCAGACCCGTGCCCTGGATAGTGAATCCAGCGATCTTGCCCGCCAATGCCTCCATGGAGCCATCTTTGTTGATTTTGAAATTGCTGTTGGCCGTGACCACACCGTTAAGGTTGATTTGGTCTGCCGTGATGGTGGCAGAGGAGATGCCGTTGGCAATCATTGTCTTGATGGTAGCCTCGGATAGAATCTTGCCATCGACACCCTCGATTTTTGTAGTCAGCGCATTGTAGTCTGCCGTCACAAGCAAGCCACCTTTGTTTTTGAGCGTGCCATCGGCATTGAATCGCTCGCTCATCAGGGCGTTGTAGTCAGCGGTGGTGATAAGATAGCTCGTATCTTTGAGCTTGCCATTGGCATCGAAACGAGCAACTGCCGAAGACCACGAATCGGCGTTTTGACTGACCAACGATATAGTCGGACCATAATCGTTGCGTATGTCTGAGCCTACGCTGTCGGCGTGTCTCCTGGCTTCGGCAACGGAACTGTTGAGGGCATTGTAGTTGTCAGACATAGTCCCTTGCAAAGTGTTTTTGGCTGCATTCAGCTCGTCTTTTGTCGCAGCCTTGCCCACCGTGGTATTGATGCCATTGACCGTTATATTTAACTCAGCGAGTGCCGCCTTGGTGCCGTTGGCAGTATTGGTGACGCTCTCGACACGTGCAGTGATGCTGTCGATGTCGGTGTAGATGCCAGAAATTTTCTCGTTTGTTCTATCCTGCCAGGTGTTGATGAGGTCGATGCGACCTGCCTCTATCTCTATTCTTGACGAGAGTGTTGTGTTGAGTTCGCCGTATCTCTTATCGACATATAGGCGTATTGCCTCTTTCTCAGCGTCCAGCTCGATGCCGAGCTGAGTTGTGGTACCATTGACCTTGTCGATGTTTTGTCCCAGCAGCTTGATGTTTTTAGCCGTCTGAAGTATTTGTGTCGAGACGGTCTTGCTCAGGTTGTCGAGAGGCTCGTCGGTGATGGTGAGCAGCGCGACGTAGATGTCGCCTGTATATCGGAGCACGAAGTCGCCCGTGCCATTCCACTTGCCATTTAGCTCTACCGTCTGCCACTCTGCCGAGTATGGCACGCTGAAGCTCTGGGCTGACAGGTCGTTGGTCTTGCCTTCGACAGCCTTGCAACCCTCGAAGCCAAAGGTGAGTGTGCCAGCAGTCTTGGCATAGATGCGAGCACTTATATATAAGGTGTCTTGCACCTCGGTGTAGTCATCGCCAGTGGTGTTCATGCCATCCTCGCCTTTTTCTGCCGATGGCTGGGTATATTCCTTGTGGGTACCGGGTTTGCGGATGAGATCATTGGCTTGTTTGATGCCGCTGTCCTGTATGTGCAGCATGTTGCGACCCTCGTTGTTGTCGATGCTCACTCGGTGGTTGCCACTCACGGTGGCGGCACCATTGACCATGACAGGTAAGCCATTGGCATCGACCCAGAACTGGGACTCGTCTGTATCGTCGATGGTCCAGCCATCAATGAGCTGCTCATCGTTATAGCCTATCGCCGTCAGAAACTGACCGTTATGGAGGTAGTTGTTCTCCTCTGTCGCCTCGTAGGAGGTCTGTGCGAAGCGGGTGGCGAACTGGTTCTGCAGCATCTGTATTTTGGTGTCGATGCTCTCACCTGTGCGGCGGAGCACGAAGTCGCCCGTGGCGTAGAGGTTCTGCAGAAACTCGCCGAAGCCTGAGAGCGCACCGAAAAGCGGGTGAGTGATGCCCTGCAGGTTGCCAAGACGACCTTTGAGAGCATTGTCTGGGTCTGTCTTCAGACCGTAGATAATATCCATGTAGGGCGTATCGCTGCCCACTGTCATCATCTGTATGATGCCCTTGCGTTGAGGGTCGGTGAGATTATCTACACGCACGAAGGTATCTCGCTTGGTGATGAGCTGTTCGGGCGTACTGTCCTCCATTGAGCAGGTGAAGTTCTTGAACTTGACCCATGCCAGCATTTCCTCTCCCTCGCTGCCCACCTCTGTCACGATGAGCTCGTAGCGCTTGGTGACATAGTGGTTGTTCTCGACAGACGGCATGCCGTTGTACTGCTGAACCATGACATAGTCATCCTTGCGAAATGGATTGTACATCCTGCCTTCGTGGGTGTCGAGATATACCCTGCCAGTCTCTGGGTCATAGTGATCGACCTCTAGCATGGCAGTAAAAATGCGGTTGTCATTCTCGCCCATGAGTTGAGAAACTATCATCTCGAAGACGCGCATGGTACCACGCACGACGAGGTTGTCCAACTCTAAGTTGTATTTATTCTCCTGTACCCCGGCAGCGTTGGTTATTGGCTCGTTTTTGAGCCGCCAGCCCTTGCCGTCGAGGAAGCCTGAGACGAAGGCGGGAGAGCCGATGGTATCATCAAAGCGAGCCGTACCCTTGACGTGGAGCGCACCGATGGTAGCTAATCCCCATGCCAGGATCTCTTTGATGCAGAGTTTATATCCACCATCCTCTTTTGTAGCCAGACAGAAGCCTTTTTGTCCAGCCTCTGAAAAATCATCTGCAGTAATGGAATTGGCGATGATGTCGCCCTCTTTAGAGAAGGAGAAAAGACTGCCTATCTTGATGCCTTTCAAGAAGGTGATGAGCCCATGGGCGGTATCATCGTTGATGGCGGAGAGCTTATCGTTGTCAGCAGAGGAAGCATAGTCGAGCAGGGACAGGAAGGCATTGCCAATGCGGTGAGCCGTGTTGGCGTGCTTGACTCTCTCGTCACGTATGCCCTCGAAAGCCTCTCTGATTTTGTTGATGTCTGTATTGTTTTTGTCTGCCATTATCTCTTATTTTAATGCAAAGATATGAAGGAATGGGAGAAAATAAAAATACGCTAGATAGGGGTGCCGAACATCTGCTTGAAGAGGTCTGCCATCAGGCCCTGGTATTCCTCGCCATAGAAATAGCCCTCCATATCGTTCAGCTTCATGATGGATGCATAATACTTCCGGTTGAACCATGGACGCCTCTGTCTGGGTTCGCCCAGATGATGCTGCGCACGGTATTTCGGATCCAGGAACGGGAGATCTCCAGGATTGCCATGGTAATAACCGTTGCCCGTTCCTGCCTCCTGATACAGACCATAGAGCAGGAACTTGTGGGCGATGACTCTTGATGATCCGCCAAACGAAGTAGCCTGCACGCTGTTGAAGAGAGCACCCGTATGGCGGATGCGGTAGTGTATGATCTTCTCCTTCCAGATCTTCACCATCTCCTCTGCCCATCCACGCTCGTAGGCATGGATGTCTTCCTGAGATACGGGAGTCTTGATGTTATTCGTTCCATTCCTCATTGTCATATACCAGGTCTAATGGCTCGCTTACGTCGATGTGGAATTCCACGCCAGTGAGCCCGTTGATGAAATATGCACCTATCTCCCGGTTGTCCACCTGGTCGCTCAGCAGATATGTAAAGTCGCTTTCCCACTTCATCTTGTCGATGATGATACGGCTCAGAAACTGCCGGAAGATTTTTCTGCAGGTGTTCAGCTTCTCCTGGCGGTCGTTCATGTCGTTGAACTTGTATCGCATCAGGATCCACACCGTATAGGTGACAACCTTGCGGAAACTGCCGTCGCCGTTGATGGCCACGTTGCCGTCGTTGGTGTCATCTATGACGATGAAATTTCTGCTCTTCGACATATTGGCCAGCATTCCCTCGAAAGCCTGTGGTGTAGAGCATGTGGTAGGAATGAAAGTCAGCTCGCAGCATAGCTTATTGCGCTTTGCCAGATCTCTGAAGTAAGAGAATGCATCGAAGCCCACCTGTACCGATGGGGTATTGATTTCTGTCTTGATCATGATTTATTCAGTTTCTTGTTTAACTCCTCTGCCTCGCGTGCCTTGGCATCCAGTTCGGTGAGTGCCCGCCACACATTGGCTTTCCTGATAGTCTCCTCCTTGGTGATATCCCCGCCCGTGAGTGCCCGGATCTGTGCATTCATCGATGCCTCCATGTCATTTTCTCCTTCGCCTCCTTCAGCTGCAGGCTTGAAGAGATGGGGGAACTTTGTGGAAAAGTTGTGCTTTATCCACATAAACCAGAGGAACACACCCATCAGCTCATAGGTAGAGCACTTGATGTGCGCTGCCTGGTTGCCCTCATTGTCCAGATAGAGATACCGTGCCAGTTCCTTCAGCGGCTCATCGCTCGTCTTGTCCGACTGCAGATACTGCTGGAAGTAGTTGTCCGCACAGATGTAATACTCGAACGGGTAATCGTAGAGCTCCAGGTCTGCCGCCTTGTAGAGTCCGATGGAATCGAGCCTGTTTTCAGCCCCGGTATCTTCAAACACGAAGTCGAATGCCTCGCAGAAGCTCTGCACCTGCCACAGCTCCAGGAAGAATCTCACCTTTCCGCCCTTCTCCGTCTTGGTTTCGCAGAGCCAGCCGTCCTTCTTCTCGTTGAGCACCCTGATGCCGGCAAACCGGGCGAAAAGGTAGGTCCTTACGTGCCACTCCTCCCATCCCTGGGTGAGCAGGATGAGCACATAGCGCAGCTGGTCCTGTGTTAGTTCACTCCAGGAGTGGGGAACGTGAAGGTTCAGTGTTCCGTCATCCTGCAAAGAAGAAGGTCGGGTCGTCAGCTTTGTTCTCATACGCTTGCATGTGATTGGCCTTGTAGGCCGGTGAATCCTTGTATTTTGGGAATTTATCGATGTTCTCCTCTATGAAGTTGGCTGCTGCAGCATAGGCAAGATCCTTGTATCGAGGGTCGGCAGGAGTCTCTTTTGTAGAAATGTGAGCACCGATGAAATGGCACATTTTCACGATGGCGTGCCGATGGAATGGCTCATATTGTGCCTTGCGCTCTTCCTCAAGCAGCTGCTCGATGAGCGAGTCGGAGAACTGTTTGCGCAGCACCAGTTCTGCCATTCCTATCTCGTTGCGGTGGGCTGCCAGGTCGTCGAAGGTGACGAAACCCCGTACACTCGAGTAAGCCCTCAGCGTCAATGGCGACCAGAAGAAAGAGGCGATGTTGTTGCATGCCTGCACCGTCTCGCTCCAGCCTTCCACCGTGCGCAGGCGGTTCAGCACGCCATGCAGCTGCTGGTCCTGCTTGTAGGTCAGCTCCCTGAGCAGGGCATCCACCCTGGCTTGGGATGCTGGCGATATGTTTTCGTTGGAAACGATACCGAAACCGTTGTCGGTCATGATGAGATCGTTGGAACGGAGACGCAGGATGAATGCCTTCAGGATGACGTATGAGCGGACATTGCCCAGTAAAGCGCTGCCTTCAGCACAGGCGGCATCCTCGAAGTCGGAACCGATGACCGTGGCCACGAGGTCGAAGTAAACGTTCTCCATCGATGGCAGAGCCTTCGTGAAGACGTCTTCCGTGGCAGCCCCCACGAATGGAAGGAGCTGCTCAAACTGTTCTGCTGTTATGTTAATCATCTGTCTGTGAATTTGGATTGTTAGACACTTTCTTGGCATCCTTGTTCTCATCGAGCGTGGTGAGCATGATGAGCGGCACATCCGGATAAACCTTCTCCTCCCAGTGGTTGAAGTAGATGATCACCCAGTGAACCGTCTCCATCAGGTCGTGGAATGCCTTCTCTATGCTCTGCTTCAGCGTGAAGAGCTCGCGCTTGTCGGAACCCGAATTGTTGCTCTGGCTCTTGCCGGGAGTGGCGCCCACCAGGTTGGGATGGATGTTGTCGGCATAGCACTGCATGTTGTTGCTCTCGGCGATATCATCACTGTAGTCGCCTCCGTCCTTCGAGGTATCGATGCGGGTGATGCGCACCATCTTCACCTCCTTGCCGTCTGGCGTGGTATAGTAGCCCGCTATCCAGAGCTTGCCGCTGTTCTCTATTCCCGAGATGAAGTCGCGTATCTTCTCCTTTTCGGCAAGCTTGCGCTTCTTCTGTTCCTCCGTACTCGTGATGTGCTCCTCCTTGAAGATGCCGCGCCAGTAGTCGTTGTGTATCTCTACCAGGTAGGGGATGGTGGCGTGGTTCTTCAGCTTCGCCATCTTGCCGATGGCGATGAGACGGGAGATGTCATACCATTTGTCCCTGAAGATGGCGGAGTAGTAGGGCACGGGATAGTACTGGCAGCCCGGGGTAGGGAAGCGGGTAACGATGGCGAAGACCCTGTCCTTGCATCCCGGTTGCCCCGACTGTCTTGCCTTCACCTTGCCGTTCTGGCCGTCCAGCCCCATGCGCTTCTGCAGGTCGCCCAGCGGATCCAGCTCGTCGAGCAGCGGCAGCACCTCTATGTTGGCTGGCACAGTGGCATTTCTCCAGTTGGCATAGAGCACATATTCCGAGCGTCCGTTCACGCTCTTGGTAAACCGGCAGTAGCACGCCTCCTTGTGTCTTACCGCCACAATCTTGTCGCCCTTCTTGTTGAGCACGATGGCAGATACGCAGAAGAAGAAATACTTCATGTCGGTAATCTGTTCCAGGAAGAAGCGGCTCATCGAGTTGTGCATCCGGAACAGGTTCACCTCCCTGTCCTTCGTAGGCAGCTTGGTCTCGATGTCGTTATACTGGAAGCCCATGCCGTAGCAGGTGAGCACGTTGAAGAGTTTGTTCTGAGCCATCACGCTGCTCCTGCCAATGTTGCTGATCAGTTCGTAGGGCAGCTGGTTCTCGTAGCCGAAGGGTACATAGGTATATTCCTTTCCCCCGACTTCCACGCTGACGAGAGGCGTGGTACCGTCATCATCGAAGACGGTGGACGACTCCGTGAAACCGCTCGTGGGCGATGATGTCTGATAATCCATCACCTCGCCCATGGTGGCATAGGTGATGTCTATGTTGTTGCTGTTGTTGTTTCTTGCCATAATTATTATAAGTATATTGGATGGTCATTGTATCTGAAGATGAAGATATCCCTCACCTTGCGTATCTGGTGATTCACCGGATTGTAGAGGTTGTGGGTTCCCTGCTGCCAGGAACTGCTCTTCACCAGCCAGCCCCGGTACTGGATGATGGAGCCGTCGGCTGCCTTCCAGCAGTCCAGGTCCACGGGCGTGCGGTCGATGCGGGAAATATCCAGCGCACGCCTCAGTTCATTGATGTGAATGGCTTTGGGTGTCTTTTCTTTCATATCTGCGACAAAATTATAAGTGTGAAACTTCTAGTTGAACGTATCATCGAAAGAGTCATCAAAGATTCTGCCTCCCGTGTTCTCTACATCCCTGAAGATTACGTTCTGCACTCTCTGGGCATACTGATACGTAAAGGTGAACTCTGCCATGTCGTCTTCCTCGTTGGTCCGTTCGCTCTTCGAGTCGGTGAAGGTGATTTCCTTGTCCTTGGTATAATCCCTGAAAAGATAGATCTCATCGCTTCTGAGCAGGTCTTCGGCAAAGTGTGCCATGGATGGCGGAATGATACCGGTGTCGCCCTCGAAGGAGCGGGTCTCCTTCACGGCATAGTTGATTTTCCTGCCCGAGATTACCGCCTGCTTGCGCTCGAAGGTAGGGGCTATCTTCTTTCTGCCCAGACAGTAGAAAATCTCCTGGCATCCGAACGAGTTGGTAAAGAGCAGCACCGGGTCGGCCACTGCCCGGGTATGGTCTATCTGGTACTCCTGCACTCGCCTGCCCACGGTCACGGTATAGGCGAAGAGGCTGCCCTTGGCTTCATCGTAGTATCTGTCGGGCGAAACATCAAAGGTGGTGATGCCGTTCACGGTATGGGTAGGGGTGGCTGATGCATCGATGGTTGCGGTGCTTATGCTGCCCGACTCCCTGTTGTAGTAGCTGGCAACCACCTCCGGCGTGGTACTCTCTTCGCCGGCTGCATGCAGGTATTCCCGATGGCCCAGCTGTGTAAGCTTGGTGCCGTCGAGCAGGGTGAGGAAGAATGTATCCAGGAATGCCTGGCAGCTCATGTTCACGTCAACGGTGGCATAATATACGCTGAACTCCTTGCTCCAGGTATCTACATTCTTGTCTCCCGTATGTTCCGTGATGCTGATCTTGCAGGTGGCTGCCACGGTTCTTCTGGCTGCATCGGCTATGAGGGTACCGAGGTCGTAGATGGTGATGTTGCCCGATACAGGGTAGTAGGTCTCGCTGAGCAGTTCTTCACCGTCGCACGAGATGGCGACGGTGGCATTCTCGCCGCCTATCTTGAACGAGAAGGTGTCGAGGGCGCTGGTAAATACCGGCGAGCTGGGTTGATGGATAACTGTAATCATATCTTTGTTTCATTAAACTTGTGCAAAGATAGGATAGGGAGGGTGAATATAAAAATACCCAGCCACCTCACGGTGACCGGGTACTACTTATTAACTTAAATAACTTATGAAGCATAGGCTACGCTTAGCCTTACCAGTATTTAATTATTAATGCAAAAGCTTGATTTTTTCTAGAAGGGATGGTCGTACTGCAGATGCCAGGCGAGCGTTCCGCCTTCTATCTTGACCATCTTGTAACCTCGCTCCACCATATATTCGGTGATGGTGGAGACGGGAGCGATAACCATATCCCTGAGGTCGTTCTGTATCTCCTTCGAGGTTTTGTAGTCACAATGTACATCATCTTCTTCCGGATTGTACGGCTTGTAGTCTGCCAGATACTGGTCCAGAGCCATGCGGGTATAGTCCGGCTTGGTCTCCTTCTCCTCTACGGATGGCTCCGGGGAGTTGCCATTAGGCGAGAATCCCACGATACGTTTGCGTTCTCTCATTATGCCACACCTCCTTTCGCCTTCAGAGCCTGGTTGATGGTCTTGAAGAGGTTCTCCATGCGCTTGAATGCATTGAGCATCAGGAGAACCTGTCCGGCGCCGCCGAAATCATCCACGGCATTGGTTATTACCTCGTTTGAGATAAACTTGTCTTGAGCAAACTCAAGAGTCTCGATGAAGTTGTCCAGCTGGTCAACGTTCATCATATCTACTAGCGCATTCCAGACGTCTGCTGTCATGTGCAGGTTGGTTGAATTATTTTCGTTCATGCCTAATCGTTGTTTATGGTTTTCCACTTGGCCAAAGTCATATTGAGTGGCTCAGCCTCTTTAGCTCCATATCGAAGAGCAAAGTAGCGATGATCATGCCATCGGATAACAGTCTGCTTGTGTGGAGCATCCTCGATGAATGCAACAGAACCAATAGTCTTGTTGCCTCTCAGAAATTTGAGTTCCACCTTATGGGCGTTCATACTTTTGCCTATATTCATGAAGTACTTGCACTTGCTGATGTCCTTGGTAGTCAGCTTAGCTGTGCATCTTCTGCAGTTTCTACTTTTCTTCATCGCTCACTCCTCCTTTCTTGTCTTTGGTCCAGCCTGGGTGCAGGAGTTCTGCTTCTGCTCCCGTAAGTACCCCCCCCGCTTCTCGGTATCTCTCAAAGATGTTATGGCGATTGCTCTGGATGGTATTGTTGTTGAGAGTCCAAAGATTAGTCTCCTCGACCTTCGCCTTGTCTCTGCGAAATCCTGCCTCATTGCGATGCATTCTGCATTCACGGAGTGCTTCCTGATATTCTTTCTTGGCATCCTCGAAAGCATTACGGGCACGGCGGTAGTTTTCCCCTGCTTCATCCTCCATGCGTTCAATATTACCCAACGTCTCCTCGTAGTTCCGGCTGATAGCCTGCAACTCTGCCTGATGGCGCTTGCGCTCGTCAGCAGCTCTCACGATGTTCTCCTCCAGCTGAGCATGAAACAGCTCTGTAGTCATTCTGCTCACCATCACGCTACCTCCCCTCCAAAAATGAAACCACCAATCATGACAACAGCCATCAGAGCTGCGAAACCAACCATGGTGAGCACAACCTCTCCATAGGTGACGCTCTCATCGCAGAGACAGCTGAAGGTCTCGCTCTTGGTAGCCATGAGGCGCTTAGCCTCACGCTTGATTGCACACTTGAGGGTATTGATGCCCTCCTCTACGCTGATGCCTGCAGGTCTCACCTGCGCATCATTTAATAAAATAGAATTCTGCATAATTGCCATCTTATAACCATTTATAGACCGACCTTGATGTATAAATACAATGGTGGCGGTCACATTCACCGTTGGTTATAAGATGGTAGCTTTCCCAGCGAAGGGCAAGTATCTTACGGATCATGCAACCGCCATATTGAAAAGACCTTTTTCCCGCTGCCGGGAAAATGATACTTTATAGGCATAAAAAAAGCCCACGGCGTGAAGCCTAGGCGAAACAGTCGCCATCGCTGAGTAGATTACTACTATCTTATAACCGATGGCAAAAGTACGAAGAATATTTGGAACCGCCAAAAAAAAAGCGAGAAATTTTGAAATAAATGACTTTTTTATGTTTTAGAGCATAAAACAAGGGGTTGAGGAACGAAAAGGAATGAAAAGGAATGAAAAAGCCCCGGATGCTCACGCACCCGAGGCTGACAGTTATTTTTGGAAATAAACTTTTAAAGGGATTGAATTCTCCACATTGCCAATTTTGAAAGAGAACTGATAGTTGCCCTCTGCAGGGAACTGGAGGTCGGAGAACTCAAAGATGAAGTTGCTGAAGAGAAACTCATCTGAAGGGTGTGGCTCAATCTTGGAATTGATGGGCTGGCCAAGAATCATCTTGCCAGTGCTCATCTCTGTAACCTCTGCCGAGAACTCTTGCTGAAGTTTGCTTTCCTCGCTGTTCATCTTAACTCTCGCTACCATGAAGAGGTTGTTCTTAGGCAGCGGTGCTTTTCTTACCACATAGTGGTCAAAAGTGCCCACGATGGTAAGTTTGCCGTCATTATCTTGTGCAAAGTCACACAATGCAAGAATATCTATGTTCATTTTATATGTCCTTTAATGTTAGACTCGATAGCCGAGTGTTTGAAAAGTTTTTTATAATTGTCGAATGAATATTTGAGTTTGCTCACCGTGCGCTTGTTTGTGCTCACTAGGTTGGCTCCATGTCTGCCAGAGATGCCTTCCTTGGTATTGAACTTCAGAGAATTTCTTTTGGAGTCAACCCAAAGCCTGATGGCATCGCCTTGTATCTTGTCACCCACATTGCCATGGACGTTGAGATCTTCTCGTATTTTCTTGTCCTCTTCGTTGAGCTCAAGAGCTTCGGTGATTTCTACGGAACTATTTCGGTCTAGTTCGTATAATGTCATCTTTTTGCCCGTGATAGGTTCCTCTTTGAGTCCCTTCCACTCAGCCCTTCTGGCAATGACATCAGCTTTTTTGCCCTCTATGATTTCACCTTCTTTGATATATATAGCCATTATTGGATACTTTTTTGCATTGATTTTTCACTGAAAGAGAATATCTCAGCCATATCATCAGGCGAGGTGATGCTCATGAGCGATGGGCTGACCTCAAGAGCCACCTCAATGTCTTCAATGGAAGCATCTTTATCTTGTTTGATGATGTACTTATCCTCATGCTCTTCAATCTCTTTATCAAACTCTTCTTCGGTAATATTGCCGTCAAGCATTTCGCAATATAGTTTGAAGTAGTTGCGCTCACGTGTGCGGTTGTTAACGGCACGAGTCATCAACTCCTTGAGTCTGTCGGCAGTACTAATGTTGAAAAAGTTAGCCTTATTGGTAACACCAGCGAATGCAACCTTGCCAGTACCTTTGTCTTGTATAGCCACAACAGGGCTGCCATCAGTTTGGTATGTTGTATATATAGTCGTTGTATTGCTCATAATTGTATTGCTTTATTTTTTCGTCATGTTAATGATTAACACGTTGCAAAAGTACATCTTTTTTCTGAGATTTGCAAGTTTTATCGCAATTTTAACTATAAACTTTGCTATAAAGTTTGTTATAAAGATTAGACCACGCTAATTTCTGATAACTGCAAATGCGCAAATTTTAACTAAAATATGCAATACAGTGAGATGAGGAATTTGCGCTATGAAAAAACGATGTTTTGCGGTCTTTGGAGCGGAAAACATACCTTAGACCGATGAAATCGCAGCATTTGGCAGGCTTCGACCTCGAAGTTGAAGATGCCGAATGTGTCGTTTTACGACAGGTTTTCCACACCCAAAGGTTGGAAAACCTCGATTTTATCGGTTTTAGGGATTCAAAGGGAAAATAATTCCCCTTTGTCGCCGAAAGGACCCCCCACTGCCCTACGCCCGAGGGCGCTTCCTGCCTCCTTGAGACGGGCGGAATATGTAAACGACCGTTAAAGAATTTGTAAGAAGGTAAAAGGAAAAGAAAAGGGAGCACGCTTCGCAGCGCACTCCCCTCAACGGCGGTCGGGCAAGAATGCCACCACCAGATTTACATTAGAACAATTTTTATGAGAGCTTATTTGTTACAGCATAGAACCAGTAGCGATGTACCCATCAGACTGCGGGAACTTCTCTATACCAATCATCAGCGTATCGAAGGCATCAGAACCGTCGGTGCGAGCCTCTAGCTTATCCTCTTCGGTCTCTGCCAGCTTCTCTCCACGCTTATCCTTCTTGCCGTTATACACTCCTGCCAGACGGATGGAGATGAGCAGGTCTTCATTGTTCTCGCTATTGATCATTATCCTGTGCTCAGCTCTTCCCACAAACATACGGTTGAGGAGCAGCATCTTTTCGAGATGTCCCATCGGGTTGCCCAGATACACATCGTTCACATACCAGCCATGGTCTGTGAGGTAGTTGGTGATGAAGGTGTGGAAGTCATCATTCATCAGGGCGTAGTTGTTGCCCACGAAGGTGGAGTCGTAGTAGAAGTTCACCTCCTTGCAGCGGTGATACTCGTAATACTGCATGAACTTATCGAGCAGGGCAGGCAGCTTCTCCTCATACTTCACGAAGATACTCTTCAGGCAGCGGGCTTCACCCCGCAGGTTGTCCTGTCCCACGGCTATCCAGTTGATCAGGGCGTTGGCATCGAAGGCGATGCACAGCGGGCGGTCGGAATCCACGTCATCATCCATGCGTGAATCCACATGCTGAAGCTTGTCGATATCATACTCCAGCCCGTCCAGATAGGCGAGGTTGGGCGCCGTATATAGGTTCACGTCCCGTAGATTGGAGTAGAAGCCGTCGAGCGAGATGGAAGGGCGCTTGCACATGATGGAGGTCTGGAAGGTGAGAGCAGGCAGATCTCGCTTCATCTGTTTGATGAAATCCATACCCAGCACCTCGATGTTATATACTGAAGAGTACTCTTTATAGAAGAGAGCCTTGGAGCGCAGCTGTGCCAGGTGCAGTCCAATCTCCTTGAGTCTGCGCTTGGCATAGAGGCTGATGTGCCCTGAGGTCTTGATGCGGTTGCGGATATCATATTCCTCCACCACGAGCGATGAGATGGCATCGATGAGCTGCTGGTCGCAGTCCTTCTTGTAGTTGAGGAACCAGGAACCCTTCTTGGTTACGGGCATATCCGAGGTGATGAGCATGCCGTGGTGGTAGTAGTGGCGCCCGAAAAGATTCACGTTACCACGGTTGGCAGGGAAGGTTTCATCCTTCAGCTGCTCGAAGTTGATGAACTTCGCCTCGTCGATATCCAGGTAATCGAGCGAGAGGGAGTTGGAGGTTCCCTTTCGGTCCTGCGAGATGATGGTACCGATGGACCCGTTATAGAAAGAGATGGTGTTTCCCCAGTTGGAAGGCGGGATTACCGGTTCCGGCCATCCCAGCTTCTTGGGTGGCTTGATGCCGATGAGATAATGCTTGCCCCGGTGGAATCCCCATCGCTCCCAGTGCTGGAGCATGGAAGGAAGCGTATTGGTGAGACATCGCTTGGTGTTGGCTGATACGAAACCTCCGTCGCTTCCGGGCATACGCTGCATGTTGCGCAGGTTGAAGGTGGCATGCAGGATACTCTTTCCGATACCACGACCGCCCACGACCACAGAGTCGCGGGCATTGATGAGGTTTACTTCCTGCTGTGCCGGATTGAAATATTGCTCTATCATAATGAATTCTCCTCTTCCTTGACTTCTTCTGTTGGTGTATATTCCAGGAGCTGCTCGTCATAATCCTCGCTCTCAATCCTGATGAGATCCATGGAGTTGTCGGTGTATTTCCTGATGAGCTTCTTGATGGTACCCATCACGTTCGGTATGCGCTTCAGTCCGAGATGGCGAGGGTCGGTAGTAGGTATGAATACCTGAGGCTGGATCATGTCGTAGCCGTTATCCACAGGGTCTTCCTTGTCGAGCAGGTGGTATTTGCCGTATGCGGCAGCTGCTGCAGCCATGGCTCTGGCATCGCCCATATTGTCTGCCTTCTCGTAGGTGCGCTGAATCATCTGGTCGAAGCGGTACCGGGCAAAGTCCTTGGAAACCTTCTGCAGGTTGCCCAGTATGAGCTTGATGAGGTGCAGGTCATTATAAGCCATCATGCGCTGCACCTTGTAGTCCTGCATATCCTTGAAGACCAGTTCCTGGTCTGTCTTGCGTGGATTGATGAGCCACCAGGCATAAAGAGCCCGGATGCGCAGAATGCGGTCACGCACGGGTGCGGGAACATTCTGTGCATCCATCTCTTCGGGTGTGCGGTCCATCAGGTCGATGATGGCATCGATGTTGGCTGGTTCTCTCATATCTTGATCTCCTCTATCATTTTATTCAGATATTCATGTGTGCGCTGTACGGCTTGAGGTGAGCCGGCTGCAGCCAGCTCCAGCTCATTCCTGCGAATCTGCTGCCTGACTTTTGCCATGCCCAGATAATAGACGCGCCGGAGCTCTGATGCAGGGTCGAGAATCTCTTCACGCAGAACATCCTCCTTAATATCCAAAAGGACGGACATCTCCGAGATCGGAGTCAGGTTCTCTGCCAGCTCTTGCACTTTGTTGAGTAACTCCTGAGTAATTTCCATTGATTCTTAAGCTTTGATTGTCACAATGACTGGTATATCCATTGAACAGGTCGGCAAAGACCTGTGGTTCCGTGGTGATGATGGTACTCTCGTCACGGCTGCCGTATGTCTGGTTTTGGGACGTGACGACCGAAACAACATGCTGATCATTCCGGAAAAGCGTCACCTTGGAATGGTTCTCGCCCAGATAGACATCATCGAAGCATGCCGACATAAGCCGCCACAGGTGTACGGTCTTCTTGCTTGCCTTCACATCCAGTAGCATCTTTGCCGACGAGATGCTGCCCGAATCCCGCATCAGGCGGAAACCTCTGAGGAACTCCTCGGAGGTGGAGTAGGAAGACACCCACACATCAGCAGGACCAATCTGTGAAAGGATCCACTTGATGAGTCCGAGTGTGTGCAGGTGCCGTCCGAAGTATGCCTGTGTCTTCACCTCATCGATGGGCTTGAGTATATCGGCAACTTTAATCCTGGCTGGCATTTTCGGCGAGTCTGGCTTTAGCTACCCGGTCACGGTCGGCACGTGTCACCTGGTATGAGTCGTAGGTGAGCATATCGGCACGATACTTCTTGTCGAGATCCGAAAGTATCTTCAGATGCTCGTATCGGTCGCACGGTTCCTTGTCTTCCATCGCCTTGAGCGTCTCGAAGGTAGATTTGATTTCCTTGTATCGCTTGGCGTTGATATCCCAGAGGTCGGCTACTTCCTTGGGCAGGAAATCGTGATCCTTGCGCTTGCCCTTACGGACAATAGCCACTCCATCGCTATCCGAGGACGGGAGTTCTGTATCATCGGTAGAGGCATTTTCCTCGATGGAATCGCCGTTTTTCTCCGATTTTCCCTGATTTTCTCCGTTATTCTCTGATATTCTCTCATTTTCTCCGATTTTCTCCGCTTCTCCTTCGGCAATGATAGCCTGGGCTTCAGGTATCACGATATCGTTCATCTTTCTGACCTCCTCGATGGTCATGTTGTCGAGACGGATCTTGAGGAACTTATTCAGTTCATACTCTATGTTGGTGCGGTATGCCTGGGGCTGTCGGGTTGCTCGGACATGATAGAACCGGTTTCGGTTGAGACGGAAGAGCATATCTGCTCCCTTGATGATTTCAGCATCCGATTCGTGTTTGGAGTTGAGCCACTCCTGCATCTGTCTTGTAAATTGATGATCCATATTCAATTATATAATAAGGTGAAAACAAACAAAGGCGGCTCAGGCACGAAGCGAGAGCCACCTAAGCAAATCAGTATGTGTAGTTATGTAAATTTGGGCAAATCTTACGCGTGACCGGTTGCTTCCCAAGCAGAGCCATCGCTGCCCTTGATATCACCTTCATCTGTCTCAAGCTTGCCATCATAGTATGGAGCAGGGCAGAAATCGGTGGCCTCTACGCCGAGAGTTGAGGTTTTTGAGTCGGTAGCTCCGGCGCCGCTGTTCTGGGCAAATGTGGTCTTCACCGGGAACATCTCGTTACCGAGAATGCGGAAGCGGCCATTAGGATCCTGCTGGGCATAGACCAGTTCGTCATTGATCGCCATACGGCCGAAACCGGTAATATCGGCATCAGTGCCGCCGATGATATACTCTGCCTTGTTGAGGAAGGTAGCTGATGGAGCTTCGCCCTGAGTCTCCGTGGTGATGGAAGACTTGAGTGCTACGAGGTCAACTGCGTGCCACTTGGCATCAGCGGCAAGAGTGAAGTCACCCTTATAGGTGGCGAGTTCCTCCAGTCCCTTGGTGGTATCGCCAGGATCTGGAAGCTTTGGCCATGCAAGAATCTGCGAAAGCGGGATGGCCAGGAACTTCGGCTTAATGCCGGGACGAATAATCGTACCCGGACATTTGCGCACTGATTTATATAAATCTTTGTTAGTACATGCCATATTTTAATCTCCTATATTATATAAGGTGAAACATTAGACGTCTCCGTCAGCGGTAGCGGCCTTGCCACTCTGTTTGCCGCCAGTCTGGCTGGCAGATGATGTGGCTGCCTTCTGGATGAGTGGCTTGGTACCATCATCGGTGATGAACAGGGCACGCTCCTTGTTGATGCTCTCAAACTGGGTTCCGAAGAACTTGGTAGCGATAAAGTCGAGTTTCCATGGATTGTACTTCTCCACGCTAACCTTCTCGGCATCGTTGTTGTTAAGCTCGTTGACACCTACAAGCATATTGTTCTTGGTGGTAAGCTCGAAGAAAGGAGCGTCCTTCTTGTTGGAGAGGGCGGCGAACTCTACGTTGCTGAAGCCTTCTACTGTGAGGTGGTTGTACTCCTTGTTGTAAGGAACAGAACCAAACTTCTTGAGGTAGGCACGGTTGTAGAGGTTGACAAACGACTGAGGAACGTAAAGATAAACCTTATCCTCTGCCATCAGCTCCTCATCGGCAAACTCGCAGATGCCCTGTGCGAAATCTACGGCGTTGTCATCGTTGATGGTCTTGTTGTCGCCCAGGATATCTGCAACCTTGATGAGGTTTCCGAGGTCGTGAGAAAGCTTACCGGCTGCGAGTTCGGTCTTGGCAATGGTATCAAAACCATTGAAAAGGTCGATGGAACCTGTGCCTGAAGCGTTGCGTACTGCCTTGAACAGCACCTTATCGAGGTTCTTTCCAAGCTTCAGGGCAAGGAGGTTCAGAACCTGCAAGGTGATAGGCACATTCTTCAGGGCATCGCCGTTCATAGCGTTGGCGCCCCAGATGGTGGAATAAACAGAGTTAGGCGAGAACTTGATATCGACGTTGCCAAGGAACACCTCCAGGGTGCGAGGTGTAATCTTGACGTTGCCGTCTGCCACGCGGTTCTCATCGTATGGACCGAACTCAGCACCGCCTGTGAGTTCGCCTACGGTCTCAGAAACACGGATGCCAGGGCGAAGAGTCATGTAGCTGAGTGACTTCTTCAGACCTCTGGTAGGCATCGTGATTAACTGGTTACGGTATTTTTTAGCCGTATTCTGCAGCTGCTCGTGTACATCAACAGGTGCTACAAATTTATTAGTCTCTGACATATTATGCAAAATCAATTAAAGCGTCCGACACTTGATCTGAGCAGAAGTCCTCTGCCTTGTTGTCATCCACGGCAGTGTGGGTTTCGCCACCCGGTTCTTTCTCCAGATCCTTCACTTTCTCTTCAAGGTCTTTCTTATCCTTCTCCAGGTTCTTGACCTTATCCTCCAGTTCCTTCTTCTCGTTCTTGACCTTATCGAGTTCCTCGTTCTTGGTCTTGATCGAGCTGGAGTCGGCAGCAATCTTATCCTCCAGTTTCTGCATCTGCTCCTGGGAGATGGTGCAGTCCTTGGCTGATTCCTCTGCCTCAATGCCCTCTACGTTGAGAACATTGTTGATGTGAGTCCATTTCTTAATCATATCTAAAACATTTTTGTGTGAGTTTTCCTTTCCGAAGATTCGTTCCAGGAAGCCCGGCTTCTTCTCATACCAGGAATTGACGACCTCTGGCAGTGCTGGAAGATTGTTGTACTTGATGAAGTTCTGTGTTGACTCCGTGATTTCAGCCGGCTTGCCATCCATCGACTCATCGACTAAACCGAGATCGATGCACTCATCCACGGTATGCCATTTGGCTTCAGACATCACCTTGATGATATCCTCGTGCTTCTTTCCCGAGCGATCGCAGTAAACATTTGCAATGATATTGTCTATCTTCTGCTGGTCTTCCTGTTGCTTCTGCAGCTGCTCGATGAGGGAACCGATTTCTTCCTCATTGAGGGCGCTCCATACAAACTGCTCCGTGGAACACTTATGAACCAGGAGCAAACTGTACTTGTTCATTCGGATCTTCTTGGCGCCCATCGCACAGATGGTGGCGGCAGATGCAGAGAAGCCCGCCTGAAAGTCAACCGTCACATCGCCATGGTCCTTGAACATCTGACAGATGGCGAGACCTGCGGAAACCGCACCGCCAGGCGAATCGATGGCTACATCGACGTGCTTGCCTTTGTTGTTATTAAGGATATCGCGGACCATAAACTTGGTCCACGACCCTATATAACCGGTGATAGATATTTGATATTTCATACAACTTAGCGAATTTGATTGCCGCAAAGTTATATAATAAGGAGAAGAAATAAAAAAACTTATTCTATGATTTGGAGCGGTCTGATGACGTCAGTCCAAGTCGCTGTATAGGTAATCAGGGATGATTCCGTATGTGAACTTGGCAGGTTTTCGGTACGGGTGAGTACCGGATATGGTCGGCGGTCGCAGCCCATAAGGTAGCGGATGCCATCTGCCGTGGTGATTCTGAAGGCTAGAGGTCGGTAGTTCGGATCTATCTGCTCGCACGACTTGAAGGTGAGCTTGGAGGTGAAAATGCGGACTTTTGACTCTACTTTGTCGGAAATCTCACAACTTGACGGAACTTTGCATTGAATTGACCGGAAGTTAGCAGCCGACGGTACAATGCATCTCTGATCCATAGGGAAGACGACACTTTTGAGGTTTTCTGCCTCTGTCATCTCAATCTTGATGATGTTTTTGATGTATGCCATATTTCTAAGTTGTTTGGTTATTTCGAATATTTCTATTCTGTTCGGAGTTGTTCGCCGAAACGGAAAAAATTGTATTAATCTTTATTAAATCTTATTGTAGAGTTTAAATTTACGCCCTTTTTTGCGTGCTGATCGCGCATTCTGTAGAAGCATTGGCGCACGGTATCCTCATAATCAATGCCAATGCCATGTTGCTCGCACCAGGCTGAAATGAGTGATGAAAGCTTGCATGAGCGGTCAGCGATGTCCTTCAGGGATGCCCAGAGGTCTATCTTGAAAAGGTCGGTGATCATCTCCTTCACGGCTCTTCTGGCACGTGGGCCCAGGTAGTTGTACTCACGTATTGGCTTCGCCTTGGATTCCGGAAGCGAGATGGCGATATACTCATTAGGGTGAATGAGCCATCGGCTCTGTTCGTACTCCTCATCTTTGAAGGTATTCGTCACGCTCTGGTGCAGTGAGACGGCATCCGCCTTCTCCATCTCTTCCTGGCTCTCCTGTTCTACAGGCGACATTCTAGCCTGAGGCGGTTTACTTGTGAACCGACGTATGACGGCAACCTCGTTGCCGATGATAGGGAAAATAATTGGATTCCCATAACTGTGGTATGCCCATTGCCTGATATGCGCAGGAACTTTGATGTAAACGACTTTATTCATAAGCAATTTTTCGGCAAAGATACAAATAAAAATTCGAATAGCTAATAATTATTAGTAAAAAACTAATAAATATCAGTAATCTTGGTGTGATATAATTTCGTCCGAAAAGTTTGTATTTTTGTATCGTGTAACTTTGGCTTTATAACTCTCTGATAATCAGCGTTATTTTCTTGATACATTTTTCAGATACAAAAAAGTGGGCCAAAACAAAGTTGTAACATAACCTATATGAAGAAGTAAGCCGCTGATACAAAAATGGTTTGTTACAAACTCCTAAAAGTTTGTAACTAAGTTGTAACGCAACTTTGTAAACGTCCAAAATTGGATTTAACCCCCTCTTTTCTAGTTATTTATACCTTCTTACTAACATTCTGTTACAGAGTTACAAAAGATTTGTATAATAAATAAGAAAGGGGAGTGGGGAAAACAGCGGTAGGCGGGGGAAAAGGGCTAAAATGAGCCTGTCGGGCAGGGCTGGCCATACCTGGTGAAGACGAAAAAGGGAGCGATGAACAGATGCTCATCACTCCCTCGTAACATGAGAAAAGAAATATAAAAATCAGCGAATTTCGCTTGAAAATTTTGCCGAAAATATTTGCATAATTCAGATATTTTTTGTACCTTTGCACTATAACTTGGGGCTATATACCCTATTATATATGTAGGGGTTAGAAAGCTTCGTTACTATTAGTATCTATCTTGCTCCAGTCGATTGTCGATTGATAATCACCCTTTTTTGCTTGAGTTTCTTCTTTTGGAGAATCACTCTTCTTGCTTCTGAGATAAATCATCTCAACCGGGCTTCCATCAGGATGCGCTGGATCTCTTCTGATAATGCGATGCTGGCTGTTACAGAGGTCATCCGGGTTCAGGGCTTCAATGTATGGGCATAGCTCCACAAATGCCTTCAGCTTCTTGGTAAAGCTCTGTGTCGTTGCTTTGTTAAGGCCGGAGAACTGTTTGAAGTCTGTAAATGCCTTTTCTCTTACGACAAACTCGTCGAGTCTTCCACTCTCCTCAGAGAAATAAGAACTGGCCCAATCCTCGAAGTTCACACCCATATCAGCTTTAAACTTGCGCTTAACGATATTCTCCATAGGTGGCAGTATCTTTACGGGTTCTCCCACGAGAGATATGTAGAAGCGGCAGCATTGCAGGAAGAAGTTGATATCTGCGTTCCATTCGGCCTCAGAATAGGTCTTGGAAAATAGATCCTTGTCGAAGTCATCTCTGATGCTTCTGGTCTCCTGGTAGTCATTATCCTCCGTGCGCTGATGATAATAGTCTGAGAACACCATATACAGCAATCTCGCCTCTGAAGACGGATCGAAATCTGCCGGCACATAATTAGTAGTGAAGGCAATTTTCGGGCTATCCTCGAAAGGTATAGTGAAGCTCTGGTTGTTCTTTGGGTTTACAGTCATATCTGAAGTAATATTATCATAGAAGAGTCCTGTGTTGAGATACCGGTCACAGTCATCGAGCAGCAGCATCTGGGTGTGCTGGGTTACCTGGTCGAAGACATGAGGGTTGTCCATCAGCTTCGGGTTTCTACCGGACAGCTTAACGGTCTTCATCAGCAAAGAGAGTGTCTTGAAGAAGAAACTCTTACCCGAACGGCCGTTGCATTCGTTGTCTTCACCGATTTTGTTGTCCATGGCCATAGGCGCCCATGCTCGTGAGGGAGACTTGTAATGATGAAGCATATACCCGAATGTGAATATCTTGTTGATGAGGTTCTGTTTCTGTTCGGCAATCTCGACATCGGTCAGGCCTTCACCTGCGATATCGAATAGGTGAGCCTTATGATATGCTTCTTTTTCATCAACGCTTCTCTCCTCGAAGTTGTATTCCAGTTCCTTGCGCCAGTAGGTGCGTGAGGCGTTGATCAGATAGCCAAAGAAGTGAGAACTCACGTTCTTGACCTCGATATCAAACTTCGGTCTGCCATCCTCATCGATGGTACGCGTGATGGTGAACATATCATCGAGCTTCTTGAAGTTATGATCGATGACGTTTTCCTGCCATACGTAGTTCTTGAGCGAGCTTCCTTCACGCTGATACTCAATCAGGCCATCCTTGGTTACCTCTATGCTGACACGAGGGAAGAAGAACAGCTGGGAGTGATTGGTGTAATTGGTGAAGTCAAGCGTTATTTCCTGGAGTGAATCGAGCGCAGCGCTGGAGAGCTTCGGGGTATTCAATACCAGGTTGAGAATATCTCGCTTTTCTGCTCTGTCGATGACCCATTGTCGGCAGAACTCACGGATATCTCTTGTGGTGATGAGCTTCACGATGTTACCGGTGATTCTTACATACTTCGTGATGGTGGAGTTCTCGTCGTGGAGCGTGTAGAAACCGTTAAGGCGAAGGAAATTGTAGAGGCACGCTGTATCGATATAGTGGTCCCAGGTGTTGGACTTCTTGTTGAGCTTGCTCACCCAGAAACGGGCAGGCATGGCCAGCGTCATCAGATTGCGGAAGTCCTTGCGGGTATTGCGCAGCTCCATCCAGTCACGGAGATCCTTGCGGCCTTTTCCTCGGTTGTCGTGGTAGGTCCTGAGCCATTGTGGCAGCCAGATGGTATGTATGTCAATGTAGCGCAGGGCAAGTTCCGTTCCCTTGGAGATGCCGGTCTCGTCGATGTCCGGTATATTATAGAGCACTTCCACATACTTCATGATTTCTCTGTATTCCTCCTCGCTGAGCTTGTAGGTCTCAGAGTTGAACCATAGAGGGTGGTAACCGAGAGACTTGCAGCAGAGGCTGTCTCGTTCTCCGCTGCAGATGAATGCTTCAGGAAGTTTCTGCTCTTTATAGACCTTCGATTCATCGACGTTGGTCTTGTTGAATTCAGCCATCTCCTTGGCGTTGAACTCATGGTATGCTTTCTTGAGCTCAGCCAGACCATTGATGTACTTCTTAGGCTTGACACCATCAGGAGTATATGAGAATCTCCACTGTTTGCTGAAGTTGAGTGGTTCGTATATCTTGTAGAATTTTACTTCCGGTTTCTCTCCTTCAGCTGGAGAAACCAGGCACTCACGCATGAAGATAGGGTAGTGCTCATTGCTGTATTTGATCTTGACCTTGCGGTCTTTGACATATCCAATCCATTTGGCTGAATGCCAGTTGAGGGCATCCACATGTTCCTGCTTCACGTTTGGACCAAGAACCTTCAGTTCATCTTCCGTGAATTTATCATTGAGTTCAAAGATGCGGGTACCATCTTTCTCATCGATGGTGGCATCACGTTCTGCAAAAGTAGGCTTGTTTACATCCTTCTTGAGCTCATCGGTAACGTTATACTCTGCTGCCAGGCGAAGGATGGCATCAGGGAAACGGTCGATATTCTTCTCCTTCATATAGAGATCGATAGGAGATTCTGCATTTCCTTCGCCTCCAAAGTCTGTTACTCTCCAGCATTCCTTGTACTTCTTCAGGGAACACGATGGGGTATTCTCCTTTCGGATGGCAAAGTGCTTCTTGGGCGTTCCTGTGCAGTATTTCTGCACGCATTCTTTAGCGTCCGGGTATAATGCGATGATTATGTCCAGTCCGTCATCGGTTGCCTGGTAAATCTGTTCTGCTTTGATCATATTTCTTTTCCTTTAAAAACTGCCTGCAAAGATAAATGTTTGCAGGCTCAAAACAAAATACTTGCTGCCGATAGCCTTAATGCCTTAGGATATGTAGCTTTACGGCTTTGTTGACAGCATTTGGCTGAGATCGGTTGATTTCTGAGAGAATGCGGATTTCGAATTCCGCTTGTGTCTCGAATCTTTTACGTAGTGGGGGGTAAGGAAATCTATGATAACCTTATACCCTGATTCCAGTGTCATTATTGCTTTCATATTCGTTTATTTTTTCAGGTGTACATCCGAGTGGTTCAGAGCTATGCTCTATATATCTGCGAAATAGGGGGCAGTATCTTCCGTTGATACAGTTCACCCCTATTGGGCAGCTTAGACATTTACTTGGAGGCATCTACTTGTACGTTAAATCTATCGTCGTGGAGAAGTAGCTTGGTGTGGATGTATTCTGGTCGCTGCTCCTCTTCGTTCCATCTGATTTCCCGGAAGTCTCTACCGCCTACCTCACATTCGGAAGCAGTCCCGCTTTTATCCCATTCGACAATATGATCTTTCCCATCTTTGGTGGGAACTACACCTAATATACATTTGCCAAAACGGTCGTTTCTAACTTCATATATAGTAGCATCAGGGAATTTTTCCTTGATGGCATCCTCTATAGACATAGTTTTAACCTTTCTTTTCATTGTTTCTCATTCTATATTTAACAATTCCTTCTACAATTCCGTCTTCAGCGTCATCGTAGAAAAGATTAACCTCAGATTTGCCTTTATGGAAAGGTCCGTACGACATATCGACCGGAACGCTAGCGTCCTCGAAGTCCTTCTGTATGTACTTCAGCTGTTCGCTGTTGCACTTGATAGTCATCTTTCCCATTTACTTCTCCCATTTACCCTCGTTGATAACCTCATCTACCATCTCACGCTGGTATGGCAACCAGTTGTTCTTCTTGATCTTGTCGTAGATGCCTGATGCCGACATGCCGAATTTCAGCTGCAGAGCCAAAATGAACTTGTTGCGCTTGTTACGAGGAATCTCGTTGTACCAGTCGCGCAATGAATTTTTTTCATCACTTTTTTGCATATTTTCTTTCATATTTCAAATATTATTATTAACTTTGTTGCAAAGTTACGAATAAAAA